GACCACACCCTGCGGCACGAGACGGGAAACGATGAACTGGGCGTTCCAACCAGTAGCCATCATTCCAGTCTTCCACAGGACGGCCTGACTCTCGATGTCGAGCACGTCGCGGCCGAACTTCCGGATATCTGCGTAATCCTTCGCGTTCATGTAAACGCGAGCAACACGCAGATCGTGGAACTCGATCTCGGCGAACGCATCCGCAAGGATGGCCGGCGAAATCGGCGCCACCACCGGAATATCCGGGTTGGTCTGACCCGCAAGCGAATCGAACCCGTTAATGGCAATCGCATCCATGATGCTGAAAACGCGATCGTCCTCAGCAGCCTGGACCTGAGCCTTACCGAGGTCCTGCATACGCTTGAGCAGGTCGTACCGACGCTCCTTGATCTGAGTCAGAGGAGCCTTGGGGAGAGCCGCAATCTCGAACAACGGGAAGATAACGCGACGCGGCTTCATTACGGCCGTGATGCTGTTACCCTCTTCACCGATCACGTACGCCGTAACGTCCGGATCCTTGTCGTAAATCGCGAGAGCTCCATCAGGAATCTGCTCGACCAAGAAGGTCTTACGTCCAACAGATGAGTAATCCCTCCGCTCGCGGAGCGGTTGGATCATTGAAGCGGCAATGCGCTTGCGACCAGGAGACGTGCTGATCCACTTCTCAGCGATCCTCTCCTTGATCGTGTTGTCAACAACCTGAACGCCGTAAGGGTTAGCCATGACTAATTTGCCCTTTCATTCCTTCTAGCGCCCTCACGGGAGGAAAGCAACTTCGAAGAAGATCTCTGCCGAAGCAGAATCTGGAGGTGAAAGGACCACACCCATGCAGGTGACGTCCGGCTCAATGGCAGCGCCAGCAACACCGGAACCGGTGGTAGCTGTCGTAATCCACTGCGTCTCGTACGAATCCTGCCACACGTTCGTAAGCAGGCCGTTGACACTGGCATAAAGGCGATCGCCCACCGCGTAAGTGATCGGATCACCAACCGCACCACCACTGACCGTGGTTTGCAGTTGGGTCTCGTAGATCTTCACGCCAGCTGCGCCACCGCGAAGGAACGGTCCCTTGCCAGACCCCACACCGGGGGTGTTTTCATTTGCGTTACCCAGAGCATCATTGAGGAACAAACCGAGAGGGCGGGTCTTTGCGACATAAGCCGCAGCAACTTGGACCGCGCCACCGACGGTATTCTCACCGATGTCCGGGCGAACAAACGCCACCGAGCCACCCAACACGCCCTTCTTCACATTCGTGGGAAGAGTGGTTGAGACAGCAATGGCGGTCGTTATGACATTTGGGTTGTTCTGCGTGAACGCGTCCTCAGCCAAATCGGGAATGGTGTCTCCCTTAATGACCGAGTACAGGATACGCAGCGCACCCTGGGTGAGCGTAAAGTCACCCGAGCTCTGTCCGCCGATGGATCCCATGATTAATAATTCTCCAGTTTCGTTGAGTTTAGAATCAAATCTGTATTCTTCGAATCTCTTCAGGAGATAATTTCAAGTCCGGCGAACCGCGAAATCGTCTCTCCTTCCAATATCATCAAATCAAATCTGACCCAAAACCTCCGGTTACTGAACCCAGTTTATATATTTGCTCTGGTATTTGTGGTGGTTCCCCGTTAGGTAGAACCGTAGTCTTTATGCGAGTTCGTTTCCGGCCCAAAGAGCCGCAAGTTCGTCCTCATCCTTATTGGACGCAGTGCGAGTCACAGCACCAAGCTTTTTGGCACCATCAGAGGCAGTACGTGCAGCCGGGTGTGGACCATAGTTACCGAGCTCACGAGCTTTCTGCTCTTGCTCAGATGCCTGAATTTGACGCTGGGCCTGAACCTCTTCGTCATCATCAAAGAGAGCCGACAATTCCTGCTGATCAGTAGCAGTCATGGCGGAAGGCTCCTCCGGCTCATCAAAGGTGATGTCCGATTCATCATCGAAAGTGATTTCCGGAGAATCAGTAGCAGTCGCGGGGGCAACAGGTCCCGCCGGAACTGGAGGAGACATGACCGGTGCGGCTGGGGCCGGAGCCTCTTCAAACATCTCGGTCAAAGCAGGTGCTGGAGCAGGTGCGACCGGAACCAGACATCCTGTCTCTTCTCTTTGCTCAGGAAGCATTTCCTCGAGCTTCTTCTCGTCGTCAGCACCCATGCACTTAGCAGCTGCAGTCTCCTCTTCGGATTCTTCTTCACCTTCTCCCATCGGAGGCTTTAACTCACCAGCAGTCTTGTCGTCACAAGTGCACTCACCAGGAGGACAATTGCACTCGGCTGTCCGAACCTCAGCCGATATCTTCAAAATCGACTTGAGAGTAGGATCATCGATCGTCATGATGGTCTGTGCTAACCGCTCAACTTGCTCCTCAGTGGCCGTCTCACCGAGAATGTTGGCGCTCAGCTTGCAGCAAGCCAAAGCCCGACGATACTTCCGCTCTTTGTCCAAGGCATCCGGGGATACCTTATTCATCCGCTCAGCGGTAGCAGCCAGGACCTTAATTGGCAGATTCATTAAATCTGCCGCCTGCTGAGTGACCAGATCCTTATTATCGGTTCGAAGCGTGGCATGAGCAATCCGCTCAGCTAACGAAGCCTTTTTGGCCGCTAACTTACCCTGATTGTCATATTTGCCGCCACCATTCCACCGATCGGCATCTTTGTGACTCCAGGTATCATCCCGGAGTTCACCTAAGCCAACCTCATTACGCTTCACGTGATCACCATCGTAATCACCTTCCACGTTCTTATTGGTGGTAGGAGTTTCAGCCCAACTATCGGGGCTTCCGCTCTCATACTCCGTTGCGGAGGGTTGCGGATGCTCCTGATTCATGTCGTAAATATCTTCTGCTTTACGACTTGTGGCTGCCTGATGAGAAGTGGGTTTCGGCTGCTGCCAAGTGCTTCGACGACGAGTCATTGTTACAAATGCCTCCTATTAGGATATCCGCTTATCAATGCCTTAAAATTTGGTGGACAGCGACGCGATTCGACCCTTCTGCCGAAGGAATCTCTTCTCGCCAGGGACCAGAGGACGGTTCAAATCAATTTGACACGCAGCGAAATAAGAAGTTTCGCTAGGGAAAGAATTGATTGGACCAATCTTCATGGCAAGTTTATATAGACCCGGTGGATAAACCTTAGATCTAACAGTATCATTTATCCATGAAAAAACTATCAGATCTGAAGGAGTATATCCTGCTCTCTTGATAGCATCTCGACCACCGAGATGAATCAATCTATTAACCCGAGATGCCCATTTGACAATCTTGGGATAATCCTTAAATATAGATTGGAGCCTCTTATCAAATTGAGATGCTCGAACTAGATTATCATTATAACTAGCTTCCTCAATACCGGGAATTGCAACCCCAACATCTTCAGGTTTAGGAGCTAAACGTTCACTCAAATCATTAACAATCGTCTGTAATAGCTGTTCCTGAGCTTTTTCTACCAATTTATCAATCTTGGGCTTAGCCGGTTCTGCCGGAGTTTCTTCCCCACCTTCAGTTTCAGCTTCAGCTTTATCTTTTTCAGCCTCAGCTTTAACCTCTTCATCTTTATCTTCCGGCTTTGCTTCTTCGTCCCCACCACCCATAAGCTCATCTAAAGCAGATCCGGCTGCATCATCCTCTTCATCTTGGGCTGTATGCAACACATTTAACTTCGGATCAATCGACGCGGCTCTTAAAATACCTTCCAATTCATCCTGGCTGCACTTAATTTCATAAATCTTACCGGCAGCTTCAATCTTAGTAGCGATAGTTGGCATCTCAGCGTTTAACACATTCCTACGCTGGGCACCAGAAAATGCTGGAGCTCGAACCCAAGAAGCCTCGATAAATTGATTACTATTAGGAACTGTAGTGTGACCAATCAATTCTGCTAGTCGATGCTTCTGGCCCGCTTCATCAACAAATTCAGAATTCTTACCATCATAAGCAACATGACTACAAAACTGAGTATCATCAATAGCTACGTTGCCACAATGGGTGCAAATCGTAAATAACGACACACACCCCATACTCATCGCATTTAACTTGTTAGATAAAATATCCTGAATAAGTACATTATGTTTGCGATCAGTACCAACCAGAATATCAATATAACAAGTATTACCAAGGTCTCGAGCAATCGCATCAACAATAAATCCCTTGGATAATTCTGGGATTTGTATATGCTCTAAATAGTTCGGAGCCCCAATAAAGGTCCGATATGTCGATAACAGTAAAGATCTTTCCCAAGCATCTCCATTATTATTGATCAATTCTTGACATTCAGGCTTAATTCGATATTCAGGCCACTTAACCTCAATTTCCATTCCCCGATTATCTGTCATCTTGCCAGTCTTGACGCCCTGAGGGGCATACACATCAACTGATGCGACTATAGTGGCATGAGACAGTAAATATTTATTCGGGTCACATTTACGAAGAACGTCTTTAGCAACTCGTCCTACGTAATCCTTAGGAACGGCCCCTTCATTATTTTTACGAATTTCATCCATCCATTCTTCGAAATGGATGTCAGATTTTGAAACTATAGCATTTGCTTTACGCTTGAAGGCCATAAATTCCCTGCATATGATTCATTATCAAAATTCTGAGATGTAATATTATCCATGCCTCGAATCCGAGGAGCTCATCCAGACCGCCGAAGTACCATCGGAGGAAGATGGGAACGGTCTAAAAAGAAAGTGAAGAAATATATTGAAATCCAAGATAGCAAAGGACAAATTCAACCAGTTCCAAATTTAGAAAACATTCAGTTAAAAGTTCATAAATTTGAAGAAAAACAGTTTGAGACCTTAGATCGGATGGGTTATTATAATCAAATAGTATTAGTCTTCAGTATGGATCTCAAATCCGAAGATAAAAATACTATGTATTTTAATCTCAAAAATTATAACCAACACTGGTCATTCGAAATGTTCAGAACTCGTATAATTATAGCTGCGGCTACTCAATTTGCCTGTCGACAGTTTGGACAGCATAATATTGATAAAGGACCTATAGAAAATAGGCCGATCTCAAGAAAAATCACTACCCATTGGCATAATCAATGGGAATGGGATGGAGTGATTTGTGCAGCTCAGGAACTGATGGATGTCCAAATGATTATGGAATCTTAAATTTATTCATCATCTTCAATATCAGTAATTGTCTCAGAGGGCCAAATCAAATCTTTCGGAGAAATTGAAAAACCACAATCACGACACTGAATCAATTTTTTGCCTTGTCGATAAACTCGCGGCTTCATCCGAGTTCCACTGCAACGCGGACACTTTAATTTCCCAGTTTCTTTTTCTTTCTTCGTAACTTTATATCGACGAGTATTATCTTTCCAATAAATCGCTAGTTTAGTTCGACGTCCGAGATTATAGAGATTAGAAATAGTTAATCTGATTGTTTCGTCACCGAATTCCTCTCCAAATTGGAAAGAAAGAATCCGGAAAGCTTCAACCTCATCTAAACCATTATGCCAAGCCTTACAAGCATGCCGCCACACCGGCATGGTATTTTGTTCATGCTTGGTAATAATTTGAACGGTAGAAGCAGTAAGGGACTTACGCCATTTATCTTCTTCCTTGAGAAGGTCCTTGTCATTGATTAGACGAGAACCCTCCCAAGTAGAATACCATTGATTCAAGGCGATCGGAGGAACAAACTTCGGATTGATTTCCCGAATCAATTCGGTTGGAGACTCCTGTTCAGCTCCCCAAGGCCATTGAACCTGGACTTTTCCAGTCTTCGGGTTAGAATAAATGACACGACCGGCATACGGAGTTTGAAAATAGTCACGGAAATTGACTTTGCGCACGATGTCACCCGTGGCATAGTCCTTCGCCATAACTTGATCGTCTACAAACGCAACTCTGCTCCGCATGCCTTACTCCAATCTAGGGTTAAAAGCCTAGTTGAAGATTAGGCCCAAGACTTCGGCTTTGCAGTACCCTGACGAGTGCTCTTACCGGCCGAGCCATTCGGCCAGGACGGCTGCGGCTTGGTGCCGTCAGCATGCTCGCTCAAATCGCGAACCTGATATTCATCACGAGTAGAAACCGTCGAGCTAGCATCCTGGTCGTAGTTATCAATTCCTTTGGAATTGAACGACGGAGGAGACTTATGCATATAAGGCTCGTCAGCATCAGACTGATGAACCTCATTGACATTGTCAAAGGTCTTCATATACGGCTCATCATTATCCTGCTGAATAACCTTAGCTTGACGGGCCTTAAGATTCTTTTCTCCGAATGCTGCTACTTCAAACTTATCAGCAAACGAGTCCAGATTCTTAATTAGCTGACTCGCCGCCTGTCGCTCAATTTTACCCTCTTTGGCAAGGGTCTCAATTGTGCTGGCAGTACTGTCAAGCTTGGAAAGAACTAAATTGGCAACTTGCTTCTTCATGGTGTGGAGTCTCCTGACTAGATCAACGATATAGAAATCGTATCACCATTCCAGATCTGTGGCGGTAATAGAAGACCGACGCTTCTTACCTTTAGAAGTCTTTTTACCTTTAGCGGTCTTCTTTTCCTCTTCGTCCTTCTTACCAAATGGTGGGGCCTTCTTACCACCAAATGGTGGGGCCTTCTTACCACCAAATGGTGGGGCTTTACCTTTACCCTTAGGCTGGGCTTTACCTTTACCCTTAGGCTGGGCTTTACCTTTACCCTTAGGCTGGGCTTTACCTTTACCCTTACCTTTTTTAGCTGCCGCGACCACCGGCAGAATTAAGGGACGAAGAGAAGGGGCTTTATAGGCCACCCTAACCAAGTACCCAAGAGTAGATCCGACTGCTGCCTGACCGCCCATAACCTCTCCAGCAGCTTCAACGAGCTCTTCCAGGCCTGTTTGAAGGTCTTCAGGGGACTTGGGACGCATCTTCTCGAAGCCTTTTTCGAGAACATCAGCAATAGCCTGAGCTACCTTGTCAGGTTCCTCTCCGGACATTTCAGAAATGGTTTCTTCAATTGCCTTAGAAATATCTTCTTTAGCACCAGAAGTAGTAGGGGGCTCAGGCTCAAGCTCAGGCTCAATACCAAGCCCAGCAGTAAGTCCTCTGATGTTCTTTAACATCTCAAAGGCCACCGTAGGATTAGTCTGACGGATATCATTAGCAATCCGAACTAAATTTTGGATTTCTGCCTTCATTGAAGCGCTCCTCTTGGTGCCTTTTCCGGATTCAAAGACAATAGTCTCCGAAAATGAATCATATCCCCAACCCGCCAATCGATTCAAGAGCATATTATATGTCTCTGAATCAATCTTAGATTGATGAAGTGTGGAATCTCCCACATAGATAGCTACATCAAGAGCGGCTCTAAGGCTAGCATCGCTCTTTTTCTCTCCCCATCCATATTTAAACCAATCTTGAGTTAGCAATTCTTTGGCATATTTAACAATTGATTTATAATTATCTTCACCGAAATATCTTTTATCGTACGATTTCCACCCGGTATTAATAGGATCTGTAGGATTGCCCCTTTGATCAATTATTCCATGATAGGTAGCAACCCGACCGGCCACTTTAGCATAGTCAACGACTTTTTTAGCCATTATCCTAATCCTTGGAGTTTCATTAGAAGTTGCTGCACGTTTGAACCCCTTAAACATTGCTTCCATTTCAGGTGGAATATCTTTAAATTCTTCTTTCAATAGTTTTTCCATCTCCTTCATGGTAGGTTCAGGATTCACATATTTACTTTGATCAAAAAAACTGCTCAGATTTTTCAACAATTTATCATAATCATTTGGTTTATAATCTATATTCGTATCTTTGGCTTTAATCTGACCTAAAGCACTAGTCCAAATATTCATAATGTTATTAAGATCAACAACTTCAGAAACCTGCTCGTCTAATGATCCTGCCAATTTTTTAACATCTGCCATTAATTGATCAGTAGAAATTTTATCCGGATTTTTAGATAAAACTTGATAAGCAGCCACTAACTGAGCAAATCTGAATAAATCATTTTCATCAGCCCCGGATTTTTTCACATTAGATTTAAGAATTGCCTTTATTGCTTTATTGTCTGCTAATACATTAGGAATGTCTTGACGTAGAAAAGGGACTTTAATAGCTTCAGGAAGCTTAGAATCGTCTGCTGCTTTTCTTATTCCACCAATTATGGCCGCTCGAGTTTGCCAATCTGATTTATCAGGCCAATTATCAGCAATAATTCTTGCCACAGCTGCCGGTTCAGCTTTTCCTAATATCCTACCGTATTTTTTTACTTCACCCTTAATTTTATCTTTAAATTCTCCCATTTCCTGTAATAGTAGTTGTTGTTTCTTAGTATTATCCCAAACATCTATGAATTTTTCATGCATTTCAGAATGAAATGCATCAGCTAAAGGAGTAGA